ATACTGAATTACAGTAGCGTCGACACCATATTGCTGCGATGTACGAGCACGGCTGCTGCGAAGGTTTGTAACATTTTCATTAATGCCGCGAACCCATGATTCCATTGCGTTGCGAATCACGAAGTCTTCGTCATTTAGAATTGTTACTGACCAATCAGCAAACGTGCGGTTGCCAGCAACCTTAACTTCGCGACCGAAGTAAGGCACTGTAACCATTCCAAGCGTTGAGCCTGGAAGAGCGGCAGTCTTAACCATAAAGGTTGACTTTAGAGCTGCCGTCGCACCGCTAGTAGCAAATGATGGAAAGTTTAGTCGCACTTCAAACAGATTAGGACGTGCGCCATCACCTTGCAACTGTGTACGAAATTGATTTACGTTAAAAGCCATTGTTTTCTCCTGACTTTATCCTAGTCTATTTATTAGAAGCGACCAACGATCTCGTCGAAGGCAACACCAGTACGGACAGCGACAAAGTTCAACTGGATGAAGTTGATTGCCTTGGCTGGCTTGATATAGATGTCACCGATAAACTCGTTGCGATCAACAACTTCTGGTGTATTATTTGTTTCGTCACAAACAACACGGAAGTCATAGATACCGCGACGACCCTGAACTAGACGTAGGAACGGCTCAACAAGATTTACGAACTGAGCTCTTGTGAATTCATCGTTGAATTCGAAGAGACTTGCCTTCGCTGCTCTGCTGATTGCCTTTTCTAGAACGATAAACAAGCGACGTACATTGATACGATCGAATGCGCTTGGCTTGTTCAATAGCGTCTTATCGCCGAATAGAACAGTGCCTTCGCCTGGGAACGCAACAATAGGATTTACGCCAGCCTTGTATAGTGTATCGCGCTGTGCTTGATTTGGGTTGAATGCAAGTTTAATTACATTCTTCAATGCACCACGATTGAATCCAGCTGGTGAGAACCATGGATCGCGATCTTGATCTGTACGAGCGCAGAGACCAGCAACGTCACCGTTACATGGAATCCAACGGTAGGTATCGTTGTACTTGTCGTACTGATATTTCCAGTTGCTATCCATCACTGCAAACGAAGTTGAAGTGAGTGAGTTGCGGAAGTTGGTGATTGCAGATACTGGATCAGCAGCTTGTACGTTTGCAAGAGCAGGTGACAAGAATGTTACACAGTCACGGCGACCATCAGAAAGTGCAACAGTATTTGCTGCAACCGTTGATGGGTGACCTGCTGTCATAACAAGACTAATGTCAACATTGTCAGCGCTTGCGAACTGCTGGTAAGCGATTTGAACGTTACCGTCGGTTGGTGTTGCATCTGTACCTTGTACAAAGGAAACGCCGTTTAGATTTTCGCCAGCAAATGAGTGACTTGAGTTAGCAGCAACGCCCCATGTTGCGTTGTTTTGACCCATTGCATAAACATAGCGTGAGTTATTGAATAGAACATCGCGCCAGTAGATGCTTTCGCCTGACTCGCCACGAGCATTTGTTGCCTTGGAGACATTTGCGAAACGCTCTAGAACGGTATTTGCTGTTCCACTGATTAAGCCATCTTCGTCGATGATTGCAATGTGCATTTCATCGTTTGCGTTAGACTTATAAGCAGCAGCAACCCATGCTGAAGTTCCTGGAGCAGCATCGAAGAATGGAGCGTAAGTCCAAGTTGAGAATGCCGTTGCGTTTGCGTTTGCGCAAATTGCAACTTTCAATGAGTTTCCTAGTGAACCAGCATAACGAGCAGCCATAATGATGTCGGCGTTTGATGCGGTGAAGAAGCTGTTGAAGTAGTGATCTTCGTTGCGAACCTTGGTGTTGCCTGCCCAAGATGCGACGTTTAGAGCGACTGCAGTGTTTAGCGTTGCAGCGTCGGCACGAGAAACATATAGGCTATTGCTATATGCAAGGAAGTTTGCAGCGGTGAAGAATGTCAACGCAGTTGTTGAATCTGGTTTGCCGAATAGTTGTACGAGCTCATCTTCTGAGCCAACTAAACGAGCAACATCGATTGGACCCCACTGAAACGCGCCAGCAACAGCGCCAGTGGATGTGGAAACTGATGGGACAACTGTAGTTGCGTCAATTTCGGATACATTCACGCCTGGTGATACTAGAAAAGCCATGTTTTTGCTCCTATTAAATGGAGATTAAGAAATCTACGGTTTATTTAGTAAAACGGGGTTTTTCAATTATTTACAACAGGTCGCCACACTGCACCATCCTCTACATAACTGCCATCGTTATCGTCGACGTCGGTATGTCCACCTAAAAACGTAGGTAATTGTTCTTCTTCGATCTGCCTCATCTGCTCTTCATGAAGTTTGGCTTTGATATCAGTGTTTGTTAATTCCGAGAAAAACTGCTGATTGGTCATCCAGGAGAATAGGACAAGAGTCATTACAAGGTCGTCATGACTACCTTCTTCTGCTTCAAAACTAGTTCCATTAGATATGAAGGTCGAGAGTTCTGATATGGTCTCAAAATCTTGTATAATTAATTTTTGACTCTCAAGAAGATTCTTCATAAGAGAACATCCAAGACGCTTTACAGATTTTGTTGTTCGAATTCCTCTGTAAGATTTATTCCCATAACCCCATGTAATTGCAACCTTACCTTTAATATCTACCGTAGAAAGAATATTCTCATAGTCATAGTCTTCAAATAAAGAATCTACCACTTGTTGACCATTATCATTAATTTCTACCAACACATACGATTGATTGTAGTAATCGCCCATGCGTTTGATAATCGATGGATATACAAGAGGGCTGATATTGTTATCCTTATATGTACAAACTTGTCGATATGGAATACTAGTGACGTCTATAACGCTGAATGCTGAGTAGTCTAACCCTTTACCGCGAGAAGTGTCTGCAATAATAACATAATTGTGTTCTGGAATCGGAGCTTGATAAATCTTAATTCCATTTTCAGTTAAATGCATTGGCTTCACAAATGCCAGAGATTTTAATCCTGCTGCAGAGATCAGGGTTCCTGATGAACCCATGAATTCGCATTCCATTTCCTGCAGAAATTTCTGTTCACCAAGAACACGACGTTGTTCGTCCGCCCACTTCTGATCACGACCTGGAACCTGACGCCAGTTAGCCTCAACGTGGGTGAATCCGTTTTGACCTTCAACTGCTTCAGTCCACATCCTATAAAAGTGATTCATACCGTTTGGCGTTGAAGAAATCAAAATCTTAGAAGTTGTACCAGAAGAAATCGTAGGATAAACGGACGTGAAAAATTCTTCGGCGATATTGCTCGGCACGAATGCAAATTCGTCGAGGTATAGTAATGAAATAGAGAAACCACGAATTGCGCTAGAAGCAGTAGAGTTAGCCAAGACGCGACATCCGTTTTCTAATTCAATGTCACCCTTGTTCCAAACTTTAACACCTTGCTGAATCCACATCGGTAATGCCTCATATGCCAACTTAATACGAGCAAGAATTTCTCTTGACGTACTGGCTTTGTTAGCAAGAATTGCGACAGTCTTATCTTGATTGAATAGAATGTACCAGAGAATATATCCGACGATGATCGTAGTCTTACCGACCTGACGACCTGCCTTTACGATTACGCGACGATTGTTGTTAATATCATTGACAACTTGTTTTTGAAACGGATAAAGTTCAATCTGAACGAACCCTTTATCAAGTGTAATGATCTTAACATAGTTTTCGATAAAGTATGTTGGATCTTGAGCACACTTGACGAACTCACGGATTTGATCCTCCGTGAGATTCATCGCCATGTTCACTCGCTTCAGCTTGGGGTTGCCAAGATAATGCTTTAGTTTAGCCGCTATTGGATTCATTCTTTAATTGTCGCAATAACTCAGCAGTGCTTCCGACGAATACTGCTTTGTCTACATTGATATTGGTTGGTGCTGCTGATTCTTTTGGCTGAAGTTCTTGCTGTTGCTTTTGTAGAATCATGAGTTTCTCTGTAACGTCAGAGAGATTCTTGATCATGTTTGCTGCTACTTCATACGCTCTTGGATGCTGCGATTCTTTCGCCACTTCAAGAATGCCGTCCAAAGCCTCATTACCCTTTTCGATAAGGTTGTAATAATTAGCACGAGAATAGTCAGCGTCAGGATTATCAACTGATCTGTCGGGCTCATGAATAGTAACACTCTTATTACCCTCGCTCACCACAGGAATATAATCAGTGTTTAAAATATCAGAAAGATTTTTATCAACTTCACTCATATTAACTTATATTTGGGAACTCAAGAATTGTTTCATCAAAACCAAATGCTGTTTGAGCATTTGCTGTAATTGGATTTGGCACAATAACTAGTTTACTTAACTGACTGTCTGCAGTATTAAACGTTTGTATTTTATACGCAGTGTTAGTTACTGCACCCGTCAAATAGCGATCTGCTCTGAGGATTCCGTTAACATCAGAAACAATTAGTGTTTTAGTTGTATTGCTCCAACTATCAACAAAGCCAGTTGCATTTGCTGCGCTCAATGTGCGCCCCTCAAATACTAGTTCGCCAGCCTGATAGTTACCAGTGCCAGTGCTTGCATTCATTGTCAATGAACGCTTGTTGTCTAGTTCGAAAATTGAATTGTATGTATTTGCTGTGGCTTTTCTAATGACATCGCGAGAAACAATTGGACCAAACATATAACCTTTCGCAGTAAATGTGAGAGTCCAGATCAATACTCTTGTTGTATCTCCAGTACCAACGTCATCAACGCTGTATGTAACATTTTGAAGAATAAATGGCACGTCTACTTTTTGATCAGCTAAACCAATAATGTCAATGGTTAGATTATAATCAGGGTTAAAGTATGGTAGAATTTGCTCAACAATTTGAGTGCCATCTTCAGTGTTACGCACATATATGTTCAATTCGAACTCAAAATTATATGGAGTTGTACGAATAGATTTTACTGTTGAGTTTGTCTCAGGAGAAAAACTCTCTGTAAATAAATTTCTTTTTCTCAATGGATCATATGTGATTGCTGTCAATTCAAATGACATTCTTGGCAATGTGATTTGAACTTCTTTTGTGAGTTCAGGATCTTGCGTTATGCGTTGATAGAATTTTTCTTTCTGTGCATATTGCAATGGAACATTAATACGTTCAATTTCTTGAGTGCCTGCTTTGTTATAGCGAACCAAACGAATGTTATTGAACAGCGTTCCAAATGCAACCACCATCTTACGAGTGACGCGATGATAAAAATGAATATTAGATAACATTATGGCTCACCAAAAGGATTGATCTCAGTGAAGTCGATAATTCCGTCAGCTTCTTGCTCGACTCTTTCATTATCTTCCATGGCTTCATTATTAATATTTCTCATTACATCTGGTGCTTCATGCAATGTCCATTGAGCATTACTTGTAACGCCTTTAATCAATGTGCCACCAGCAAACGCACCGTAGATATTTCTTAACTTCAATTTTCTCGTTGGCAGATCCCATTTAGCAACAATTGCCTTTGCAGTTGCGGTAGCAAGACTTGCGCCTTGATATACAACCTCAAAGTGTTGGAACGTTCCAGTTCCTCCAGCATCAACATTCAGTTCTAACGCATAACCTTGAACATCAGCAATGCGATCAATTTCTTCAGTGCCAGTTTGAAACAATTCGCCATTATACTTAAATGCTTCAACTGTCAATCCGTACATGTAAGGATTCTTTGAGTCTCTACCTAACTGGAAAAAGTTTTTTTCTTCTTCAACAAACTTAATTTCCATTAGTTTGTATTGAATTGGTAGATAGATTAGGTCGCCTTCTTTTGGTACTGCCCAACCACTACCCATGGTTCTGCTTACTTGGCGTTCAAATCTTCTGCGAGCAATGCAAAGACGAGCAGTTTCTTGAATTTCAAGACCAAATTTAGAGAAGAATTCTTTATTGCCTTCATAGTCTTGGAAAGACTCAAGATACATTTCTATCTTGATTGCCTTTCGATATGACTTAACTGGATCATCGCCAAAAAGTTCACCAATGTATGATTGGGATTCTCTTGGAAGATAATAAACGTCGATACCGTGATTCTTGATTGATTCGATAATCAAATCTTCAAGAAGATTTTGTTCAACGGTTGCTCTTTGATTATTGAAATATACCGATGTTGACATTTTAGCCTACTAAGAACATTGTTGGTTCTTCGTACGTGTCGCGGAGTTTCATCTCAAGTTTTTCGACTTCTACTGAAGCCTCGTCATAAATTTGCTGACCGTTGATAACCAAACCACCAGGAAGAACATAGTTACCGTATTTCTTTAGGTTTGTGCCCCATTGCTGTTTGAAGAGAGCAGTGGTATATTCTTTCAACCACAAATCGTTATAAACTTTGCT